GGACTAAAAGGGAGTGACGAAGATGGAGCAACTGAAAGCGTTTGACGGAGGCAGCGGCAACGGCTGGGGCGGGCTGATCGGGTTTTTCAGCGAGGACGAACTCTGTGAGTGGAGGCTTTTGGAGGCCAACTACCGGGCTGGTTGCTGAACCTTGCAATCTAAGAAAATATGGTGTAATCTTCGTAAATGGAAAAGAGATTGGTGAAAATCGGAGAAGCCGCCAACCTGCTCGGTTGCAGCATCAGCACGTTGCGCAAGTGGGAAACCACGGGCGAGTTGCTCCCTGCACGGAAGACAGCCGGAGGTACGCGGTATTACGCCGCGGCCGACCTTCTTGGCCTTGGGGATGCAGGCGCCCCTACTGTCGGGTATGTGAGGGTTAGTAGTCACGATCAGAAGTCTGATCTTGAGCGCCAACATGGGATGGTCGAAGCCTATTGTGCTGCTAAAGGGTGGCGTTCCGAGATCATCAGCGATCTTGGGTCAGGAATGAACTACAACAAGCCCGGTCTGCGCCGTCTTCTGGAAATGATCCTGCGCAAGCAGATGAAACGGCTCGTCATCACCCACAAGGACAGGTTGTTGCGATTCGGCAGCGAACTTGTGTTCGCCCTTTGTGCTCACCAGCAAATCGAGGTCGTCATCATTCACAAAGGCGAGCAACCCACATTCGAGGAGGAGCTTGCCAAGGATGTGTTGGAGATTATCACCGTGTTCAGCGCCCGTCTGTATGGTAGCCGCAGCAAGAAGAACCGCGAACTGATCGCCGCCATGAAATCTGCCGCTGAAGATGCTTCGCGCCCATAAAATCAAGCTGCAACCGACACATGCACAAGTGGTCCATTTCGCTCGTGCCTGCGGTGTCGCGCGTCATGCTTACAACTGGGCGCTGGCGCAATGGAAGCAGCAATACGAAGCTGGCGGCAAGCCGTCCGAGATGTCCCTGCGCAAGCAATACAACGCCATCAAGCCGACCGAGTTTCCTTGGTCACTTGAGGTGACGAAGAACGCCCCCCAGCAGGCCATCAAGAATCTTGGCACGGCTTTCCAGAACTTCTTCCGGCGCGTGAAGCAGGGCGGCAAGCCCGGCTATCCAGCCTTCAAGAAGAAAGGGGTCCGTGATTCATTCCGTGCCGACAACGGCCCCCAGAAGACAGGCGAAAACGCGGTTGCCGTGTCGGGCAAGTCGGTCAAGCTTGCCAAGGTTGGCAGCGTCAGGATGCGTGAGGAACTGCGGTTCGACGGTCAGGTGTTGTCAGCCACCGTGAGCCGCATGGCCGACGGCTGGTACGTCACGCTGCTTGTCGAGACCACGGACTGCCTGTCTGGTCCGCTGGATCGCGGCACTGTTGGCGTCGATCTCGGAATCAAAGAATTTGCAACACTGAGCAACGGCGAAGTCGTGCCGGCGCTCAAACCGCACCGGGCCGCCCATCAGCGGCTGGTGCGTCTTTCCCGTAGTCTCAGTCGCAAGAAGAAGGGCAGCAGCAACCGGGCCAAAGCGAAAGCCAAGCTGGCGAAGTTGCATCAGCGCATTGCCAATATCCGCGTGGATGCGTTGCACAAGCTGACCGCCCGCCTTGCGACTGAGTTCGACACCATCGGCATCGAGGACTTGAATGTCCGCGGAATGCTGGCGAACCGGCATCTGGCACGCAGTATTGCCGACGCAGCCTTCGCCGAGTTTCGCCGACAGCTTGAGTACAAGTCCGTGATGACCGGCGCAAAGGTTGTCGTGATCGACCGCTTCTTCCCGAGCAGCAAGACCTGCTCGGTCTGCGGGACGATCCACGACATGAAGCTGAGCGACCGGATAATGGTGTGCGACTGCGGAAATGTTCTCGACCGCGATCTGAATGCGGCGCTGAACATCAGGAACAAGGCGGCAAGCTCTGCCGTTTCAGCCTGTGGAGAGGAAGGCTCTGGCTGTGGTCGCAAGACCGCGGTGAAACCGGCCTCTGTGAAGCAGGAAGTTGAGGTTTGAGCAGAAATGCTCAGACGCGACGGAGCGGTACGAAACCAGATCGAAAGAGCCGGAATCGAATCCGGCCACTTCGTCAGGCCGGACTAATCCGGCGCCTGCGGATACCGTCGCATCCGCCAGGCCAGCCAGAAGCGCCGCCAGCTTCTACTGGTGGCGATCATGCCGAGGCGGCGCTTGTGGCGCGCAAGATCGACGATGTGCGCGCTCATCACGTATCCGCCATTACCCGCACGATATTCGTGCCGTCACTGCGCACAATCGCGTGCTTTAGAGTCGCAACGGTGATCCCTGTGCCGGAGGCTCCGATGAACTGCAGGGACTGCCCTGTGCCGTTGTAGACCGTCCACTGCTGCTTGCCGACCAGCGGCACGGTGATATTTCTCGTCGCCGTCAAGGTGCCGGTGAAGGTCAGGATCGCATTCGACGCCTCCGCCTGTGTCAGCGTCGCATTCGCGTCCGTGAGCGTTTTCGCCAGCGTGTCATTCAGCACCAGCGGGCCGCGATGATCGGTGTAGCTGGTGACGGTGGCCGATCCGACGACGACGGTATAGAGCGAAAGGTATCCCGCCGTGAACCCGGTCGTGTTGCTGCTGACGGCTCCGGTGTCCGGGTGCGCCTGCACGTAATTGGTCGTCGACGGCGTCAGAGCCAGCGTTCCGTCACTGATCTGTGTGACGACGCCGGCCAGGCGCACCTTGCCGCCGAAGTATCCCCAAGTGGTGCCGGATGTCGTCGAGGCGCGGCGCCCATAAGTGAATGCCGGGCTTGCTGCGTCATAAAGCGCATTGGCCTGCTGGTCCTGCGAGCCGCTGCCCTGGATGATCGTGTCGAGATGGGTTGTCGAGTCTGCCATGATGGCCCCTTATGAAACGCTGAATTGCCCGGTTGGTGGGGTGTAGTTGGCGCGGTTTATGGCCACGCCGCGATAGATGATCAATTCCTGCAACTGTCCGATCCACGAATAATCGCTCGTCGAAGGGTAGCGCCCGATGCGCGGCTGCGATGCGTTCGCCGCACCGGATGAATAGGTGTTTGTGCCGTTCGGCTGTGTTCCTGACGCGACCCCATCGACGAAGATCATGCCGCGCGTACCGTGCGACGCGGTATGGTCATAGTTGAACTCGACGTAATGCCACTGGTTCTGAACAACCACATTCGATGCCGTGACCTGGGACATTGCGTAGCTCGCATTGCCGTTGCCGATGTTGAGATTCAGCACCCCGTTTGGCGACATGTTCAGCAGGGTTCCGTTCTGCGCTCCGCCGTCGTAGTTTGCCCACACCGTCCGGTAGTTCGTCCCGTCGACCACAGTGGCGCGCAAGCGCACGACCACGGTCCATGACTCGTTGCCCTTGTGCATCCAGTCAAACACGTTGTTTGCACCGACCTCGATGTGATCTGTCGTGCCGTCAAAGGCGGCCGATGAGTCGCCGACCATGAAGGTCGACGTCGTGATCGCGGCATTGCCGCCGGCGGTCATTGTGTGCGCGTTGGTCGACAGATCGGTGAAGGTCGTAGACCCGTTTGTTCCCTGCATCCGCGTTGCGAGGAAACGATAGGCAATGTACGGGTCGTCGACCAGCGGAACGGTGACAGTAGCCTGCCCGTAGTACCCGCGCCCGACAACGGACGAATTCTGGTACACGCGGAGGCGCAAAGTGTCCTGCGGCGTCGTGAAGTCCGTTACCTGCTGCGCTTGCGTGTAAGTGGTCGAGGCGGAAGACAGCCCTGAGAACGTGCGCAGCAACGAGGTAAACCCGCTGCTCCAGACTTCGACGTCGTAGGATTCCGCCGTTTCTCCGAGCGGAGCAGGCAGGCCGGAAAATGGCTCGACCGGTGTCCGCGTGCGTCGCGTCCATGCAATCGTCCAATCCCTTGTCGCCGGGTGCCGGCTGCCGCCGATATAAACAGGTGACAGGCATTCCAGGTTGATGCCGGCATAGGTGAACGCCGTGTCGGCTGCCGAGTCCAGGATGGCGCCGCGTGTCACGGCGCGCCACAATCGCTCAATGTTGATCGATGCGACATCCATCGCCGCGAAGCGCAGCATGGACTGATCGAGCAGGATAACGGCGTCGTGCGCCGCATGGGTGCCGGCGTATTGCTCCGTGCCGAAGCGCCCGCGCATGAGGTTTTGCAGGGTATAGCTGCCGTCGCTCTCTTCTGTGACCGTCTTCGCGGCGATGATTTCCCAACGGCCGTCGACGCCATAGGCGAAGTGGTTGGCGCCGTTGTACATCTGCAATTCGGTGACGCTGGCCAGCGTGCCGTAGAGCGTGCGGACGTTGAGCAGGCTGGACGCATCGACGATGTGCGTCACCCCGGCACCGATGGCGGACGGGGCGTAAGCGATGACGCATCCGGGCGCAACGAACCCGTCGACCGACTTGTAGGATTGGCCGCTGTCGTCGGAGCGCATGAGGGTGGCCCCGGGCCAGCCGTCATAGACACCCGTCGCCGCCGCGAGCAGGCCGGGCTTGTCCATGAGCGTGCTTGACAGGCATGGCACGTCGAGAAGGGCCAGTGTCGTCGGTCCGCGATAGACCAGCGTCTGTCCGGTCACAGCCCCATCCTCGCCGACAGCTGCGGGCGTGTAGATCGGCGAATGGTTGTACTTGGCGGTGCACTCCAGGCGACCGTCAGGAAGGTACTGGACGCGGGTCAGGCGGACGACGTGGGTTGCGTCTGTCGTGTTGACGGTGATGATGT